GTAGGAAGAAGTTGATTAAGTTATGTAAATCATTTTTTTTTACTCTTCTCTTTTTAGAGTGGGTAGATCTCCTATGATATTGATTGGTTTTGAGTTTTTTACAATTCATCTAAATTTATAGGCATGAAGGAGGTGTTGCTATGAGAAAGAAAATAAGCGGTATTATTTTTAACAAACTTAGGTTAGATAAGAACTATGATCAATATTACATTGGAAAGGTAAAGGATTATTTGGAATGGGAGATTCCAGAGGCTCCAAGAGTCATGGGGCTTACCAATATTAGGTTTTATGGTTATGTTTATAAGTTAGATTTATGGTCATTTCTGCTTGTTGTAGTGGAACCTGAGAAGAGATGGAATGAAGTGGAAATTGTTATTGAAAAGAAGGGTAAAGTGCTATGTAAATTAACAATTCCAAGAGAATGTTATGTTAAATTTGGAGACGGAGAAGAGATAGGAGCTACGATAGAGACGTTTGTAAGAAACCATAACTGGAGTATAGCTTTTTACTGATTACTGATGAATTTTTTTGAGGCATGGCATCGCACCTTTAAGAATATGTTAAAAATTGTCTAAATTTATACACAAGAAAACCTAAAAAGGAGGTGAAGCCATGTGGAGAGAGAAGTTCAAGCTTATAGCGTGTAAATGGACTTGGAAAAGATTTAGCACAAACTACAAGCACTGGGAAAACGAGGAATACAGCGGCGGAGAGACTATCACAGTCTATGCACCATCCCATAGAATAGAGAAGTTGATTGACAAAATAGAAAGTGTGAATCCAGCTCTGCTAAAACTGATAAAAGAGGTTTATATATGCTATTGGAGAGGAAATGAGTTTCGTGGTTCTGGTCCAGACAGAGGGTATATAAAAGGAGACAAGGAATTCCTATCCAAACTGATTAAGGAAGCGTATTTTGAATGGATAGATAAAGCATGGGGCGAATGGACGGGCGACCTCAAGTACGACAGAGAATTCCTTGAATCCTTGAAGGATGTCAAGATATGAAAAAACGACGACTAAACTACAAGACCCTCGCAGAAATAGAAACAGCCCTCTCTTCCCTCCCCCACCCCCTGCGGGTGGAAAGGGAGGGTAAAGGACCCGTTCGGGTTTTTGACGAAGAGGGCAACGAAATAAAAATCATCTCATACAATCAACTCCCCGCCCTTCTTCTTTTCATTAAGAAAAACTGCCCGCACCAATAAACCCGTGCGGGCTTTATCAAAATCTGCAAATTTGCAGGTTTTCACACTTCCAACTGTTAGACCCTCCAGAGTTCGCAAACATCCCTGAAATAGTTGCGAGCTTTTTCCGTCCATTCTGGGTCTGTCACGACATCTGCACCTGTGATCATGAACACAATCAGCCATCGCATCTTCCTATCTTCTATCCTTGTTAAATACTCTTTAGCTTTAGCCCAATCACCTCGCTTGAAGTATAGTGTGAATAAGTCCTTCCAGATGCTGATGAGTATGCTTTTAGAGTTTCTATATCTTTCACGAAGTCTCTGCAGGTATTCCTCTTTGGTTTTTGGGTAGAAAATTTCAGGACCAAACCATTGCAGTCTTTCTTCTTCTGTTAATCCGTGATCGTAAATCGTCTCTATCTCATCCGGGATTGCGTCGTTGTTGGCGCCTTTTAACGACTTCATAAAGTCTGTCCACCTCCTTTTTGAATTCTTTGAAGCTAACTTTTTCCAGGTTCACCAGATCGTCTAAAATATTATACCTTTCAATGTCTTCTAACAGCTCAACTCTTTCCCCTAACCAGTCCGCAAGCCTATACATCACACCATCTTGGACGCCTTCAATTAAGACACCTTCAAGCTCTTTTACCGCTTTTTTTTCGTCAATCTCAAATTTTCGCAAAAGATATCTGAACCTCTCAATAAGTGGTTGGTAGCCTTCACTCTTTTCTATTAGTTGTTCCTGATAGAAAGGTCTGGCTCCGGGTCTCAGCATGTTTAAAAGCCTGTCATAAGTGTGTCTGGATACGAACTCGGTAAGCGTTTCTATTAAATACTTTTCACTGAGGGAAAGATGGTGGAAGTTCTTGAAAAAGTTTATGGTTCGTAAGTGAGTGAATTCGTGCCAAAGCACGGAGATCATCAATTCGTCCTGTTTGCTCAAAGGGATATTGTTTCTTAGTTTCCGGAGGGCGGTTAATAACGGCTGTTCGTATACTTTGTTAAGGAACATTGTCGCGGTCCCGTCGGGATACCCTCTAACAGCCATCCAGAAGGCACGGGGGTCGCCTTCCGTGACCACAAGCTCTTTAGTCTTATAGAAGAAGAGGTCCTCGTGTAGCTTGGTAATGTCTAAGACAAGTTTTTCCACATCTTCAACTGTGTTGAACTCGTATTTCTCAATCAAGATCTCGGGTTTGCGGGGCTGTGGCAACACTGCGCTTAAGTCCACTACCTCCCGCCTTCTCAAAAACCTCCCCTCTTCAAAATTGAACAAATCCGCCAAACTAAGCCCATTTTCTTCCGCATACTTCTTTAGCCACTTCGGAGCCCAGCTTTCTAAAGCTGTTTCGGGAATATAAGGCTTTTCTTTTTCCTCCATCCCTTTCCGTCTCACAATCGGCACTAAATAACACATACAATGCGGGTGTGCTGGTAGGCGTGGGAGTTTGCCCTTCGGATGCACACCTCTGCCAAGCCCGTAGTCAACGTTTGCATAAACATCGCATATATCTGCCCTCGGATGGCTTCTTGAAAGCCTCCACTGGTAGCCCACTATCTCCTCTTCATCCTTTGTGAGTTCCACCGTTGCTTTTAGATATGCGTGTGCTGTCTCTGTCCATGCAATCGTTTTCAATCTGTAAAGTTGCTTATCGTATATCCACCACCTGACCGCCTTGTTCACGAGTTCCATTTTCCCTTCCCACAGTGCGTTTTCAATCTCTTTCAACAACTGCTTGCCTGCGTAGTATGTCCCTTCTTTGCTTCGCTTCTCTACATACTTCTCAACCTTCCTTTTGATTTTCTCCCACGCCTGCCTGCTTTCTGCATTGACAAGTAGCCCCTTCGTGCTTTGTTCAAACTCTTTTAACCACTTCGGCAGTTGTTCCTTCAGCACTACTGCAAACTCTTGCCCTTCTAAAGCCTCAACCGTGTATTGCAGTTTATACATTAAAGCCTTCACACCGTTATCGTAGCGTATGCCTTCCATGATCGTGTTTTTTAGCCTTGCCATAGCCTGCTGTGAGAAGTCCCAAAAGCGTTCTGAAAGCTTTAAACCGTCATCCCAGCGGTGGTTGATAATCTCTTGTGCGAGTTGCATTGCGAGGGCATCTTTCTGCAATTTTGCAGTTTTGTTAACTGCGTTCACTACGTGTGTGATGAGTGCTGTGATTTTGTGGTATAACTCTTCTGCAAGTTTTCTAAGCAGTTCTTCAGTCTGCTTGTCTATTTGATAGTTCTGTTCTTTTAGTCTGTCTATAAGCTTGTCCGTTTTCTCTGAGAAGTCTTTCTCAATATCCTCCCACTCGGAGAGAAACCATTCCAGAAACAGCTTGCGGACTTGTTCCCAGTTCATCTTTTAAGCTCAAGTCCATATTTCTGCAAAATTGCAGGGTCGGGTTCGTAGTTGAACCATAGAACTTCTGTTGCCCTTGGGCGAGTCATGCTTTTGCTGTTGACAGTGATTCCGTATGAGGGTTTTGAGACATTAACTTCTATATAAGGGAAGCCCTGCAGCTCTTTATCGTATAGCTCGTTGTGATATCCACTGAGTATCCATTTCCCTTTCGTTTGTTTTAGTCTATTGAGCAGCCTGCGGTGGTCTTCCTTTCCAAAGTGCTTATCGTAATAATGCTCCGTATTGTAATACGGCGGGTCGCAGTAAAAGAAAGTTTTTTCACTGTCCCATTTATTCATCACATCTTCAAAGTCAAGACATTCTATGAAGACATTCCCTAAAAGTCTCTTGTGTATGCACCTCAGTCTAAGCATGGCGTTTTTAAGCCTTTTGGCTTCTCCCCCCCTATTGACGCTATAACCAAACCCACCATAAGGGTTTCCCCCGAAACCACTATTTACAAGAAAAAACATCCCAACTGCGCTATCAACATCTCCAAGTTCTACCGCCTCTTTCTTTTTTAACTCCTGCGTTAATTTTCGCCTTATAGCCCTTGAGTATACAAGCCACCTGAACTTACTCCAGAACTCCTTGAAGTGAAAAGCTACACAGTAAAAGAGGTTTGCAATTTTTGAGTCTGCATCGTTTAGGACTTCTACTTTGCTTCTTTCTTTTGTGAAAAAGACATGCCCTGCACCCGTGAGAGGTTCAACATATATCTCGTGTTCAGGGATGAGTTCTACGATAAGTTTGGCGAGGAAATGTTTCCCTCCGATGTAGGGAAAGAATGTAAGCTTTTTCTCTGCTTGCTTCATGTTAAACCTCCTAATTCATTCTTCATCTGATTGTCCAAACCCTCCAGCCCGTCTATCTCGTTCTCTATTCTCTGCATTGTTGCGTCGTCAATCTCACTGCCCAGCAGCATCCTTGCAATATACTTCTTCAGTTCTGCGTCAAAGGTTGCGGAGATGTTCAAAGTCAAGGCGTCCATAGCCTTCTTCAGTTCTCTTTCCACATCTCTGTAGCTGAAGTCTTTTTCATAGATGATTGTCCCTTTGAAGCTGTCCTTCCCTTCCCACTTTGCCACCAAGTCCGCAATTCTATACTCTGCTTGTTCTAAGTTCTGTGCTATTTGCGTTAGTAAGCTGTTCAAGTTCTGAAACTCAAACTCTAAAGCCACACCGCTTTTTTGCTGTTGCGTGCCTTTTGTGAATTCTAAGTTTGCAAGCGAGTAAATCATGTCTATGAGTGTGTTGATGTATTCAAGATAGACTTTGGCGGGACTTTCGGGTGGTGCGATAAAGTCGGGCTTCCCGCCTTTTTCGGGATAGTAGCCAATAAAGTTCTCGGTTCCGATGACGATATTTCTCAGCTTCTCTTCAGAAATCTGATCTGGGATGGGAATGGTCAGGATTGGGAAGGTGGAGTTTCTCAAAATCTCTCTGAGTTCTGAGATTGCGTTGTACAAGTCTTTGCTAACTCGTGCTATGTCGTAGATGAACGGAGGAACTATTACATCCGTGGGCAGGATTGGGTCTGTCCAAGATACCGCTACAACAGGCACTTCTCCGAAAGGTGTTGCTCCTTCGTATGTTTCATTTCCCATTTGCACCCTCCACGCTCCGGGTACGAATTCTCTCGTCATGTTTAGTTCAGAGAACACGATTTTTTGAATTCTGCCGTAGCTGTCTATTTCAATATCCATGATCTGCGTGGGTAAGCGTATGGTTGCATAGGGTCGGATGCCCTGCAGTTTTTCATGGGCTTTTGTGGGCAGGTCTGCTTTTGGCTTGTCTACAATCACAAACACAGTTCCGTAAATGAGAGTAAGCTTTGCAATGTTTCTCATGAAGTCGTCAATGTCTGTGCCTCGCAGGTCTACATTCTGACAGAACTCTGCGTATTCCGTGTTTGTTGCAAAGTCCCTTTGCGGTTCAACCCTGAAGAGGGCACCCACGTAGGTATCAACAATTTTCTTTGTAAAGTTTGGATAAATAGCAAGCTGTCTTCTGCGTGCGTATTTCTCGTCAGTCTCTCTTGGATATTTCACGAGGTATGAACCATCGCTAAACCCACCAAGTCCTGTATAACTGTCCCAGCAAAGCCTGTAATCTATCATGCTTTACCTCCTATAGCCATTTGAGTTTTAAAAACTTGTATGGGAAAGCAGTCGCCTTCTCTTCTAAAGCCATAACCGCATACACAAGTGCATCTACAATGTCGTCGTGTGCGGAAAAGGGAAACTCTAAAAGCTGTTTTACTGCTTCCTCTTGCCCTTTTGCGAAGTAGAACAGCCCACCTTCAAAGAAGGGCACAAGCTTTTGCGCCCGCAGGACTTTGTTTGTGTGTGGTTTGACGCCTCGGATGGGCAAGCTTACTCCTCGTTTGCTTGCTATCTCTTGTATAAGCTTTCTGTAGACTTCCTGAAAGGCTACCTCTTCAAAGACAATTAGGGAAGGCTTGAAGGTTAGCTGGATGGAGATGAGGGCGTCTATCAGTTCGTTAGGGGTGACACGCTTGTTATATATAAATAAGGAATATAGGTGTCCTGTCTCCCTATCCCTACCCACCACCGCTATTGCGGTGTAGTCTCCCTTTTCCTTGCCCGTGCTTGGGTCTACGCCAGCCACAATGTCAAGTTTGGAGAGGTCTAACTTCTCCTCGTAATACTTAACCCATTCTTGCCTAAATATCCTGTCCTCATCCGATAAAGGTTCGTTCATATACTCAGAAGCAAACGCATAGCTTCCTATCTCTTGTTTCTTTTTCTCCAGCGCTTCCAATGTCCAGAGGTACGGATGCAAGGGCTTGCCCTCGTCGGTGATAGCTTTGTATTTCTTAGCAAACCAGCCCAGCTCCTGCCCTCTCGTGATGAGTTCGTTGAGTAAGCTGTCGTAGTGAAGGATAGTTCCGATCACGAAAATCTTTGCGTTCTGAGATAAGCCCATAACAACCCTGTAGAACCATTTCTTCAGTTTGTCCCTCAAAGATTTAGAGTTTGCGTGTTCTTCGCTTTCTATGTCGTCAAGTATGACTAAATCGGGTCTTTCTCCACGTTTGACTAAACCTCTAAGCTTTTGTCCTGCGCCCCTGATAATCACTGTCGTATGCACCGTGTCTATCCTCTCCACTGTAGCCCGCTTTATCACTTCTCCGAAGTCCTGCAAAATTGCAGGATTGTTTTCTAACTCCAATCTGATGTCTTCTAACTGTTCCTTCGCCCTCTGTTCCGATGCTCCGATGCAAACGATAAACTTGTGCTTGCCGTAGAGGATAGACCACAGAACATAGCCAAGATATATGAGAGATGTTTTTCCGTGTTCCCGTGGTGCCGCAACAACTACTCGTTTCATGTCTGGGTTCTCTAAAAAGCTGATGATTTCTAACTGAAAATCTGCAAAAGGTTTTCTGAAAATGTGCGGAAGGTAGGTTTGGCAAAAGAAAGCAAAGTCATTCCTTGCCCGTTCTTTTCTATCCTTGTCCGCTTCAGAAATTAGCACTCTCTCTAAAACTCTGCTAACTGCCTTTTCCTTATAACTCATGCTTTAACTCCGCTATGATGCGCTTGGCTAACTCTTCATCCAAATGTTTTGCTAAAGTCTTTGCTACTTTCTCAAGCACTTTCTCTGTGTGTTCTATCAGTTGAGTTTTTGTCTTTTCTATGTATGCACTGCTACGGGAGAGATTGCTTGCAGTATGCACAAGCCTCATGAGTGCATCTATCTTTGCGTCTTCTACTTCTCCCTTTTCCTGCCATTCTGCTATGACTTCAAGGAGTAAGCCCGTCGCAATCGTTGCAAGGGTTTGGGACTGTTGGAATGTGTCAAGGTCCTCATCAGACAGTAGCCCGCTTCTTTTGAGTTCCAGCAAAGGCTTAAGCTTTCTGATTAGTCTATGTATCGAGGATCTGGAAGCTTGGGCTTGTGGGAACCTGATTTTTATCTCTTGTTCTAACTCTCTAAAAGTTTTCCCTCTTTCGTATTCCTTCACTGCGTATTCTTTCGCCTCCGGGTATCTATCAAGGGAATGTCTCCTTGGCATCAGACTTCCTCCACCTGCTCATCAATGAATTCCTTTTCCATCAAAGCTTTGCCTTTGGCAGTCAATCTCAGCTTCTGTATTTTTGTCTGATGCGTTGGCAGTTCAACTTCAAGCACTTCTATGTAGCCTTTTTCAAGCAAGTATTTGATGTTCTTTTCAAGCAGTTTTTTGCTGTCTGTGAATATCCTCCAGTCTGCCAAAAGTGCCTCAATCATCTTCACAGTAAGGCTATCTGGATACACTTGTTCAAGAAACTTCAGAATGAGATAATTGACTTGCTTTCTCATTGCTTAGCCTCCAGCTTATGCAAAAGTCTTTCTATCTTTTCCTCCAGCTTCTCCAGCCTCATCTCCATGCGTGCCTCAACCTTGTTTTGGAATGCGAGGAAGTCTTCTTTTCTTAAATACTCTTTCAACATCATCTTCTCAATCTCTGCGTTCTTCTCTTTTTCTTCCTCTAAGTCTTGCTGTAGCTGTTCTAAAGTTTTCATCATGCTTGCCATTGTCGTCTTGATGATTGCGTAGTTGATTACGATTGCCACAAACGAAGAGACTGCAAAAACGACGATGGCGGGATGCGTCAGAAGCTGTTCCATCACTCTTCCACCTCTAAGACATTCCTCATCAAGTCTTCTAAAGCCAAGCGGGCTGTGATGCCTGTTCCTTCGTATTCTTGGTCTGAGATTTGCACTGTAAGGACGACAAGCTTTTCCTTTTCAGACAGTCTCTCTGTTCGAAAACTGCAATTTTGCAGTTCTTTCATTCTGCGTAAAAACTCACACACCCGCTTTGCAGTAATACGCATAGTGATGGAATATAGAAGTGATGGCTTGGCGGGTTTTCCTATTTTGCGTGGGTTAAGGGAGGAAGCCGTATGTGCGGATGTTATAGAAAGCGTAGTAGTCGGGCATTGAGAT